CGCCGCACTGATCAGGCTGCACCCAGAGCGGGTCACGGTGATTCCGTCTGCGGACGGTCAGGCCGCAGCGTATGACTACAACGAAGGCGGCAAGATCGTCCGGTACGGGTGGGAGCAAGTCCTACACATCCGATCCCCTTCCTGGGAGGATGGCCCGCGCGGCCTCTACGGGAACGGGGCGATCCGTGCCCTGGCCTCCGACCTGACCACAGAGCAGAAGGCCGCAGAGCTTGCCGCCAACAGTGCCGACCAGGGCCAGCCGACGGGCATCTTCAGCCCTGCCACCGAGGGCGATACCTGGAGCCAACAGCAGATCGGGGTCATGCGCGATGCGTTCGACCGTCGCACCCGGAAGCAAGGGACCGCCCTCTTCCTGGGGGCTGGGGTGAACTACCAGCCACTCTCCTGGTCGCCGCGTGACATGGAATATCAGGCGACCCGGCACCTGGTACGCGAGAGCGTGATCGCGGCGATCGGGGTGACCCCCACGAGAATCGGGCTCCCCACTGCGAACTATGCCACGGCCCGCGAGTCCAACCGTATCTACTGGACCTCGCTCCAGACGCGGGCAGCCCTGATCGATTCGTCCCTGACTCGCCTGGCCCGGATGTTCCCAGACTCGGCGGACGTGCGGGTAGCTCACGACTTCTCCACCGTGGAGGCTCTCCAGGAGTCCAGAGACGCGCGGGTCAACCGGGTCCAAAGCTGGTGGATGATGGGGATCCCCTTGGCAGAGGCGGCAGCCCTGGAGGGGTTCAGCGAGATCACGCAGGACACCACCCCAGAGGACGCGCCCACACCGGAAGCCGAGGCCCCGGAAGAGGAGGGCCGCAGACTGGACCCCCTGGCCCGGTGGCTCGTGCTCGATGGCGGTGGACCGTTCCAGGCACCACAGACAGAGGAAGGCCGCGCGGATCTCTGGCGTGCCTTCATCGACAAGGTACACCAGCCCCACGAGCGGCGGATCCTGCTACACATGCGGCGGTACCTGAGAGCCGCTGGGGCTCGCACCGCTAAGCGCATGGGTGAGCACCTGAACACGAAGGGTGGAGCGGTTCCCGTCAAGCGCACGATCGACGATGTGACCCTGGACAGGATCCTGGATGCAGCCACGGAACGGAAGGAGATTCTGGACATCTTCCGCCCGCTGTTCCGGTCTATGCTCCTCGATGTGATCAAGGGCACGAGCGGCCAGCTACCGGTTGACATCGACTTTGAGCCAGAGCGGATCAACGTCCTGGTAAATGACCAGATCGGCAAGATGATCCAGAACGTGGAGAATGGCACCCGCTCGATGGTCAGGGAGTCGATCCGCACTGGCCTGGCAGAAGGCGAGAGCATCGGTCAGATGCAGCGCACCCTTGTACAGTCCAAGATCTTCAGCCCCACCCGCGCCCTGACAATCGCACGCACTGAGAGCACTCGCGCCGTATCGGCGGGCTCCATCGAAGCGATGAAGGAAGCCGAGGCCCGAGGGGTCAGGATGCAGAAGGAGTGGGTGAGCGCGCGGGACGGCAACGTCAGGGACTCGCACATTGAGCTGGACGGTGAGCGGGTGGCCGTGGGTGAGGACTTCACCAGCCCCAGCGGGGCATCAGGCAACGGGCCCGGAGAGATGGGAGACGGTGCCGAAGACATCAACTGCCGATGTGTGGCGGTTCCCTTTGTGGAAGGAGTGAGCTGATGAGCGGAGTATTCAAGACCTGGATGATGCGAGCCGAGACCGGCAAGGACGGCACGACCAAGGTCATCGCCTCCACTCCATCAGTGGACCGCTACGGCGACGTGGTTGATTCTAAGAGTTGGAAGCTGGAGCGGTTCGCCGCCAATCCCGTGGTGGTGTGGTCTCACGACTACAGCAGCCAGCCCCCGATCGGGAAGGTGATCGATCTGGGCATGGATGGGGACTCCCTGATCGCTCGCATCAAGTGGGACGATTCCGAGCCCGGCAGCATGGGTGCCACCGTGGCCCGGCAGTTCCGCGAGGGCTTCCTATCGGCTGTGTCTGTGGGCTTCGCCCCGACCAAGAGCACACCCCGCCAAGAGCTACCCGAGGACCACCCCGCCGCTGGCCGCTCTGGCCAGTTCCTGGAGGGGAACGAGTTGCTGGAATTGAGTGCTGTGGTTGTGCCTGCGAACCCGGAGGCCGTGGCCATCCGTGCCAAGATGTGGGGCCTTGAGCCCGACCCGGTACAGCGGCACGTCATGGACATCCAGGAAGACGAAGACACCGTGACGATCACGATCGCCAAGGAGGAGGCCCCCGCAGAGGAGGAGCCCGCAGAGGAGCCCACCGCAGAGGCCGAGGAGGCCCCGGAAGAGGAATCCGCACAGGGTGACCTGTGGGGCCTTCCACCCGCCAAGGCTGCCCCTCATACTCCCGAGACGGCAGAAGCCAGCCCAGGGGCCATAGAGGCCACCGTGCGCGCTACTCTGCTGGAGCTTCTCGGATACGACTCACAGGTACAGGAAGCGGTGGACGCTGCCCTGACCGAAGACGAAGACGGACAGAAGGCCCGCGATGGGTGGGCTGACCTGTTCGGTAACGACTAAACCCCGCCCCCATGGGGCAACATCTGGAGACATACCATGTCCGATATCAACACCCGCGAAGACGCGATCAAGGTCTTGGCCGACATCAAGGCCGAGCAGAAGCGCCTGGCCGATTCGAACCGCGACCTCAAGGAAGGTCTTGAAGCCAAGGCAGCCGACCTCAAGGCAGCCCAGCAGAAGCTCGCAGAGTCTGCGGCTCCCCGCGTGGAGACCGTCAGCGAGAAGGAAGCCACCCTGCGGACGTATATCCGCCAGGATGGAAGCCTCGATGCTGCCGCTATGTGCTCTGATGAGGTAGACCGTGGCGACTGGCACGCTGACTTCAAGCGCCTGGTTGATGATCGGAACCTGGTCAAGATGCTCAAGGCCGATGGCCGCACGCCCAAGATGGACAGCCGGATCGCGCGTCACATGGAGTCCGCACCGGACATCATCCAGCGCGTCTTCTCCGATGCTGCCGGTGTGGGCGCTGACTGGATCCCGGATGTCATGGTGCCCGAGCTTGCCAAGGCGGTCTATACGCCCAAGGCTGTCGAGCAGCTCTTCCCCACCTGGGAGATGACCTCGAAGAATCTGGAGATTCCATTCCAGACCCTGACCGTCAAGCCATACCTCAAGTCGGCAGCCACCTATGGAACGATCACCGCTGATGATGACTCGGCCAGCAAGGTCAGCGTTGTTGCTCAGAGCATCGCCGCCCGTATCAGTGCAGATGAGGACAGCACAGAGGATGCCCTGATGGGTGCGCTCTCCGTGCTGCGTGAGTCCGTTGCCGATTCGATCTCCTCTGGAGTTGAGGACGCCATCATCAACGGCGACAGCACAGCCAACCATCAGGACATGGACATCGCAGCCTCGCCCAACGTTTGGGACATCCGGTCTCGATGGGGCTCAGGAACGGGAACTGCGGCAGATCATCGCCGCGCATGGCTTGGCTTGCGAGCCCACTCCTTCGATGCCCTCAGTACGCTGGACGTAAGCGCCCAGACCTATGCTGTGCTGATGGAGCTTCGCGCCAAGCTGGACGGACCCCAAGGTGCTGGCGGAGATCTGGCGCTGATCGTCAGCCCCGAAGCATACGTCACGTTCCTGCTGGACCTGACGGAGACAGCCACTGTGGACAAGATGGGAGCCCAGGCGACCGTGCTCACTGGCCAGGTTGCATCCATCGCCGGCATGCCGGTGGTGGTCTCGGACTATATCAGCTCAGACATGGAGACCTCTGGCCTTCATGAGTCCCCGTTCACGGGTACAACGACTGGCTGCCTGATCGTGAACCGCTCGCGGTACTTCATGGGCAACTATCGCCAGATGACTACCGACGTTCAGCGCGAGATCGTGAATGGCCTGGTGGACATCGTCGCCACCCGGCGCTGTGCCTTCTTCAGCCTTGACGCTGCCACCACGGCATCCGTCGCGTATGGCTTCAACATCTAGAGGTGAATGATGCCGATCCTACGATACAACGGACACCCGGTGCTCAAGTCGCTCAACACGTCAGGCCACGCCTGGCGCGAGGGCGATGAGCACGAGGTCAGCACGGAGGAGGCCGAACGCCTCACCGAGACCTTTGCGGGACTATTCGAGGCCGTAGGGTCGGCACCATCCAAGCCAGCCAAGACGCGCGCGGTCAAGAGCCCAACGAAGCGACGGGCCGCGCCGTCTAAGTCCAAGCCGAAGAAGGGGAAGGGATGAAGCTCAAAAGCACTGCCACGGGGGAGTGGCCAGCGGGTACGCACTGGACACCGGGAGAGGTACGGGATGTCGAGGTGTCGAAGGATGCCGAGCTGCCCGCATGGCTCAAGGAAGCCAAGGCTAAGAAGGCCGCCAAGCCCGCCAAGGGTGAGGGGTAGGGATGGCCATAGCCACGGCTGCCCAGGTCCGGGATTACATCCGGGGCCTGACCGGTACCGCTGAGGATACGACGCTGGACACCTTGATCGCTCGATGCGATTCGGTGTTTGCGTCCTATCTCGGCTTTGGTCCGCCGTGGCCCACCTCTGGAGATCCCACCATCGAGGACACGTCTTACACGTTGATCCTTGATGGTCCTGGCGGGATCGATCTGCGCCTGCCGGTCTACCCGGTCCAGAGCATCACGAGCATTTATGATTCAGCCGATCGGCTCTATGGCTCCGAGGACCTGATCCCGTCTGCGGATTACACCGTCTACGGTGACGAAGGGATCGTGACCCTGGACGCTGACGGCTCCACCGGGGGATGGTCCAAGATCAAGCGGGGGATCAAGGTTACCGCCGTGCTTGGCTGGGCAACGATCCCCGACTCCATTGTCCACGCCTGCGGTATGCAGGTGGCGCACTGGTACAACGCACGAGACCACATAGGCCGCACCAACATCTCCCAGGGTGGAGGCTCGATCACTGTGCGTGATCTGGGCTTGCTGCCCGAAGTACGTCAAGCCCTGGCGGCTCACCGGCTGCCCTCTTCCTGGGTGGCCTGATGGCTACCACGATCACCATAGAGCAGTGGCGGGACCGGCTTGCCCGCATGGTCCGGTCTGGAGCTATCAAGAAGGGGCTACAGGTGGCCTCTGGGAAGTTGGCAGGCCAGGGTCAACGGAAGGCCGTGGACTTCGCGTCACATACGCCTGGCAGGCCCATAGGTCTGGGCATCCTGCACGGAAACCTGGTGCGCTCCCTGGCTGGTGAGGTGAAGACATCCGGGCACTCCGTGGACGTGGTCCTGAGCAGTGGCGGCAAGTCCGGATTCGGCGCTGTGCCATATGCGCGCCGCCACGAGGAAGGAACCCATGGGATGCGGAAGCGCCCATTCCTCCAGCCTGCCCTGGTCCACATCTCCAGGAAGGCCGACGAGGTGATCTCCACTGAGATCACCAGAGTCCTGGAAGGTGGACGATGAGCACCGAGCGCACGATCCTGGCGGCCATCCAGACACAGATCCAGAACGTGAACGGGGCAGGGTCCTACACCTTCGACCTCAGTGGTACCCGCACCGTGATCGGGGAGGCATTCCAGCCCCACAGGGTGCCCGCCTGCTACATCTATTTCTTGAACGTCGCCACTGCTCAGACCCCCGGCACGACTCGCCTCACGGCATACGATCGGACGATGACCGTA